ATCCTAAACTTATGTCCTAGGTTTGGTAAGATAAGAACTACAATTAACATCCTTAAGAAGATGAAACCTAACTGTAGTATTCTTATTGCCTATCCTGATAACAAGATTAAACAGTCTTGGATAGAGGACTTTGAGGAGATGAACTATGAGAATGATAACATCACATACACAACACACCTGTCTATACATAAACACACAGGTACAGAGTTTGACATAGTGGTAATTGATGAGATACATCTACTGAGTGAAGCACAAATAGGTGCATGTGTAGACTTATTCTCTATCAATGATAACATACTTGGACTAACAGGCACATTATCTAAATGGACAAAGCGTACACTTAGTGAAGACTTAGGTCTTCATGTAGTTGCTGAGTATCCTATAGAGAAGGCTATTGAGGAAGGTGTTATTGTAGATTATCAAATCACTGTAATTAAGGTGCCACTAGATAACACTGTTCGTAATGAGTATGGAAAGAAGAAAATCAAGAAAACAGAGTTGCAACAGTTTAGATATCTAAGTGCCACTATAAACAGAATGATGTACAGTGGTGGTAACACTATGTTCATGAGACTAGCGAGAATGCGTCTCATCCAAAGTAGTTTAGCTAAACTAAATAAAACCAAACAGCTGCTACAGCAGTATAAGGATGAGCGTGTTCTTGTATTTTGTGGAACTACAAAGATATCAGATAGTTTAGGTATACCATCACATCACAGTAAGTCTAAAGACAAAGAAGCGTTTAAAAGATTTGCTGAAGGAGAGGGTACACACATGGCTGTTGTGAAGATTGGTAATACAGGAATCACATACAAACCATTAAATAAGGTGATTATAAATTACTTTGACAGTAATGCAGAAAACCTTGCACAGAAGATTAATAGATGTATGGCTATGGAGTATAATACACCAAACAAAAAAGCAGACATATACATCATATCTTCTAATGAAAAAGTTGAAGAAAAATGGCTTAACAAAGCATTAGAATTCTTTGACAAAAAGAAGATTATATTTATATAATTTCGTATATTTGTAAGACTATAATAATAACTACATAATAAATAAAAAAGAAAACGAATGAGTTCAAAATTGATTGGAGTTGTTGGTGAAACTGGGACAGGTAAATCAACAGCAATTAAACATTTAGATCCAAAAGAAACGTACATTATCAACGTTGCAAAGAAAGAGCTACCTTTCAAAGGGTCAGGTAAACTTTACAACACAGATAATAAAAACTACAAAGAGGTAGATGATCCTACAGAGATTACAAGACTTCTTAAAACACTCTCTGAAAAAGCACCACACATTAAGAATGTGGTAATTGAAGACAGTAACTATCTTATGGGATTCCGTATGGTAGAGAAAGCTACAGAGACAGGCTTTATGAAGTTTAGTGTAATGGCTAAAGACATGGTGGACATGTTTAGAACAGCAAGAGCACTACGTGATGATTTGTGTATATTCTATTTCTCTCATCCAGAAACTATAGAAGATGCTGGTGAGATAATTGGATACAAGATTAAAACTGCAGGTAAGCTTATTGATAATCAAGTGTTATTAGAAGGACTACTAACAGTGTGTCTGTATACACATGTAGAAGAAACAAAGGATGGAGCACAGTATTATTTCTTAACTAATCGTTTTAGAAAGAAACCTGCTAAAAGTCCAGCTGGAATGTTTGAGGAAACTAAAATACCTAATGACCTACAGCTGGTAAAAGACAAAGTAATAGAATACTATAATTAATAATTAAATTTTAAATCTATGAGTACAATTGGAGGAGTAAAAAGAGAATCCGCTAACAATGAAAACACCAACTATCCAAAGAAAGTTGGTTTATTTGAGGCTAATATTGTAGCCATTAACCCAACAATAGAAGAATACAACACAGTGCTTGGTATGGAGCTTAATCCAGACAGCAAAGTTACAGAGTATCTTGGAACAACAAGAGATGGCAACACATATCTTCGTGTAGATGTATGGTTGCAGGACATCAAGAGTCAAGATAACTTCAAGGTGAGTTTCTTCTTGGAAGACAGAGAAAGAGAAAACCGTGATGGGACTAAGAAACAATATATTAATAGTGTAGGTATGACAGCATGGGCTGCTGATGAGAATGACCTATGGGATTGGTTTACTAATGGACGTGACTATCGTGTTGCATACATTGGTGAGGAAGACCTATATAACTTCATTCGTACTTGGTTGTCTAAGTTAGACTATCGTCATGCAGATACAGTGTTACAGCTGGACTGGAAGAAACTAATGCGTGGTAATATCAGTGACCTTAAGAATGAGGTTGGTGGTGAATGGGGATCCACTGTTGTATCTCTTGCAACTGTTGTTGTTAAAGAGAGAGATGGTGAAACCAAAGAGTACCAAGGCATCTATAACAAAGGTTTCTTGTCTGGATATGCTATGAAGCAATTCAGATTGGTAGACTATACAGACCAACGTACACTAAGTAGCCTTAGATCTAGAAAACCACGTGAACTTAAGCCACATGAAAAATTTGTAGTGCAAGTTACTGGTGAGTATGGATGTAAAGACTATTACATACTAAAAGAAATTGAAGAATACAATCCTGGAGATAATCTAGTAGCCTCTGATAGTTATATATCAGATGATGGTTCAGATTATTAGGATTGTTGGTTTGTTTTTTTCATAATCTAAAGGTCCTCTTTGTATACATTGAGGGCCTTTATTATTTATAAAACTATGATAGGAGGAGTAAAGAAAATAAATATATCGGCAGAAGCTATTCTGTCAAAGATTTCAGAGTATGACATATTCAGGTTTTATATGCCCAGTGATGATTGGAAACTAGGACAAGCAACATATTCACCATTTAGGAATGAGAGAAATCCTTCGTTCTTAATAGGTGTTAGAGGTGACACAATCAGGTTTATTGACTTTGGTGACACTAGTAATAGTGGTAATTGTTTTGAGTTTGTAAAACTACTCTACAACATACCCACATTCAGAGAGGTGCTAGAGAAAATAGATGCTGATTTTAATTTAGGTATAGGATCTGGTAGTAATACTAATGAATATAAGAAGATAACTAAGAAATACAAGCAGCCAGAAGTTGTTGCTAAGGATTATTCTTTTATTCAGGTGAAGACTAGAAACTTTACACACGAGGAGCTTGCATATTGGAATGCATATTATCAAGATATAGAGGATCTAAAAGCTAATAACATATTCTCTATTGCTGAAGTGTATCTAAACAAGAAGCGAATTGTAATACCAGATAACGAACTTAGATTTGGTTATCTCTATGATGGACATTGGAAGATTTATAGACCATTCTCTGATAGAAGATGGAAATGGATGCCTAACAATGTACCTATTACAGCTATGGATGGAAAAGATGACATCAAAGATTGTGATGTAGCATTCATCAACAAGAGTAAGAAAGACTATATGGTGATGAAGAAACTCTATCCGTGCTGTTGTGCTGTCCAGAATGAGGGTATGGGCTGTTTCTCTGATGAGAACGTGCAATACCTACTAGACAATTCTAGAAAACAAATACTATCATTTGATAGTGATGAGACAGGCGTATCAAACAGTAAAAAGATCACTGAGATGTTTGGTTTTGACTATTGTAATGTTCCCAGAAAGTTCCTTAAAGAAGGAATTAAAGATTGGGCAGACCTTGCAAAGGTTCACGGACTCAAAGTGATTGAAGAATATTTAATAAATAAAAACATAATACAATAAAAATGGAAGCAAGAATTAAAAACAGTGCACAAGCTAAAAACCTATTACTAGGTGCACCAGTACCCAAAGAAACGAAAACCTACAAACCTGTAAGCCATAGAGAGCTTATAGACTTAACTCTTGAAAGTATATACCAGTCAGGATATACATTAGAGAGTCAAAGTTATTCTACAGCAAGAAATGGTGATGTTGCTAATGGTAGATATACAATAGCCAATGTTGCTGATAGTGAAATGAAATTACAAATAGGTTGGCAGAACAGCTATGATAAGAGTTTAGCTCTTAAATTTGCTCTTGGTACATCAATCATTATTTGTTCTAATGGTATGGTGAAAGGTGATCACGGAGCTTTTAGAAAGAAGCACCAAGGAGATATACAAACCTTTACACCAGCAGCTATATCAGAATACATAAAAGGTGGTGGTGATGCTTTTCAAGACCTGCAGAAAGATCGTGATGCACTGAAGCAATACGAAGCTACAGAACAAACTCAAGCAGAACTGTTAGGTAGATTGTTTCTTCAGGAAGAAATCATTACATCTACACAGCTGAACATAGTTAAGAGAGAGCTTAGAAACCCAACTCATGACTATGGTGCACAGGGAAGCATGTGGGAATTGTACAATCATGTTACATTTGCATTGAAAGAAGCACATCCATCAGACTGGATGCAAGATCACATAGACACTCATAATTTCTTTACAGGACATGTTGGTTCAATAAATGAAGAAATGAAAGTGGATGCAGATATGTTTGCAGCTGTACTTAGTAATCAATTAGATATGTTTCAATCATGACAGTTAATGAATATGTAAACAACCTTACACAGTTGTTAAAGAAAAATCCTGAGATAGCTGAATTAGAAGTAATCTATGCTCAGGATGCAGAAGGTAACTCTTATCAGAAAGTGTTCTTCAGTCCATCAATTATGAAGACAGAGGGATTAGAAAATGCATATGTTACAGGAGTGATAAATATAGATGCAGATGAGATAGATGAGGAAACAAGTGCATTATGTATTAACTAATATTAGATAAAATCAATAAAGAATGAAATGGGATAATTTTAAAGAACACTTTCATCCATCGTGGCATGGAAAAATGAAACCATTTATAGAAAGCAATGAGTGTGATGAGATATATGCATTCTTGAAGAAAGAGAGTAAGAGGGGCAAGCAAATTGCTCCTCTTTCATCTCATGTCTATAGATGTTTTAAGGAAACACCACTGGATGAAGTGAAAGCAGTGATTGTGGGCATGTGTCCCTATCACACATTTAAGAATGGATTACCTGTAGCAGATGGTTTGCTTATGGGCTGTTCTGTAACAGGATATACACAACCATCACTTAAGAACTTCTATGGAGCTCTTGAGAATGAGTTTCACAGAGGACTCAATCTAAGTTATGATCCATCACCTGATGTGTCTTACTTAGCACAACAGGGAATACTTATGCTTAACGTAGCACTCACCACTGAGAAGAACAAGGCTGGTAGTCACATAGATGTATGGGAACCTTTTACAAAGTATTTGTTTGAAGAGGTTCTTAATCCACTAGGTGTACCATATGTCTTTCTTGGTAAGGACGCAGGTAAGTATAAGAAATATACAGGCATCTTTGCTCACACATTTATTGTAAGTCATCCAGCTAGTGCTTCATACAAGGGTATAGACTGGGATTCAGAAGGTGTGTTTACAAAGGTGGATACATTAATTTATGAAAACAACGGATTTAGCATCAACTGGTTAAAAGATGCAGAAGATCCATTTTAAAAACAGAAACAATGATAAGAGGAACATTAACAGAAGATCCTGGTATATTACAACCAGGAGATGAAATCATTACTAACGCAGGCTCAGAGATGAGATGTTATGTAGTAGAAGAGATTCCACGAGTTAGTAAAAAGCAAACATGGCACAATGGTAAAACACGATACATAGCTGTAAAATGTAGAGCTGCTATGACACAGAAAACAGTTTCAGGTGTAAGTGCTTGGAATAATAAACCATGGACTAACACTTACAAAACATATGAGTTCAGAGTGCCTAATGAGAATGATCCAATAATAAAAGTGGATTTAAACTGGAAACAAATATATATAATTAATAAATTTCAAAATGGATAACACAGTAAACAGACCAATTAAGAAAGAAGATCTTCAAGTGGGAGATGAAGTGATTGTACGAGGTGTAGACCTCAACTACATGCAAATTGTAAGACCTCCAAAACAAAAACAATACAAAGATTATCAAGGAAATCCTTATACAGGATGGACAGCAGCTGTATGTAATAGAATCAACAGCAAATTTGGACAAAGATTTGCAGATGATAAAGAAAAGGTAAGGTTTGACTTTGAATATAAGTCTATCTGGTTAGTAAAACGAGGAGATAACAATTAATAAATAAGAACAGAAATGAGACTGGAAAATCAAAAACAATCAAATGTCCTATCAACAGGACCAGCTAACAAGAGCATAGGAATGTCCCTAGACTTAGATTCTGCACAGGTATTGATGCAGATGTTAAGTAAGAATCTGTATTCAGATGCAATAGGCTCTACAGTTAGAGAGTGTGCCAGTAATGCACTGGACAGTCATAGAAGAGCAGGAGTGAATAAACCTATAGTGGTGTCTCTTGTAAGAAATGACAGTAACAATTATGAATTCTCTGTTGAGGATTTTGGTGTTGGTTTAGACGCAGATGATGTAGAGAAAATCATCAGTAAGTATGGTAAGTCTACTAAACGTGATAGTGATACAGAGCTTGGTATGATGGGTCTTGGTTTCAAGGCCCCTCTAGCTTATGCTAGTAGTTTCTATTTTACATGTAGAAAAGATGGTGTTGAGCGTAAGTACATGATGTACGAAGGTGAAGATACTAACACTATTGACTTGATATATGAAAAACCAACAATGGAAGACAATGGTGTTAAGGTGATTATACCTATTAAGTGGGGAGATAGATATGACTTTGTAAATAAGATAAGAGAGCAGCTTGCTTATTTTGAGCATGTGTATTTCAATGTGGATGACATAGATAATAACTTTGTGATTCATAGATCTAATCTGTTTCAGTTCTCTGAACTATCTTCTGATAACTATCTACATGTATGTCTTGATGATGTGTATTATCCACTAGACTTCAAGAAACTTGATATAGGTAAGATAGAAATACCTGTAGGTCTGAGACTTAGTTTGACAGATGGTGTGTTTCCTACACCAAACCGTGAGGCTCTTAGATATACACCTGAAGCAAAAGCAGCTATTCTAGAAAAGATAGAGCGCTTTGCTAATGTAATGACACAGCGGTATAATCAATCAGTCACTGTAAATAGTGATGTGTATGCTGTACTGAAGTATTACACAAGCAATAGTAGATATATCAATATGTTTGGTAAGCAGTTTGACTACAATCAACTTGCTCCATTTGCTACAGCCAGCATTGCTACACCTAAGATACCTGGTGTAGATACATTGGAATTACATACGTTACAAGGATATGCATTTGGTTCATTACTTAAAAACTACAGACGTTCTTATAAGTATGAGAATGGTAGAATGTATGAGATAAAAACTGATAATAGTTGGGGCTCACGTGTTGATTGGGATGAAAAAGGTAGAAGACACTACATTCTTAATGGTGACATGCGAGGTAATAAGAAAGCTTATCTAAGAGAGCTCGCAGAAAATCATAAAGAGAGACGTGTGTATTTTATTAAAGAGAAAGCTAAGCACAGACAGATGACACTAAAAGGATCTCAAGGATACAAAGAGCTTCTAAAGCTTAACAACTATCCTAAAGACCAGTGGAGAACTGTAATCAAAGAGTGGAAGCACATTGAGAGTCTTCTACTTGCTGATCTTATTGATGCTGATGCTATTGAGGTGCCTCAAGACTGGCTAGATGCTAGAAAGAATAGCAAGGTGGCTAAGATGAAAGCTACCAAAGCTGCTAAAGGTGCAAAGCTTGAAGGTGATTTCAATTGTAAGAAAGCTGAAGACCTCCTTAGATATAATGATGGTAGAAACTGTAAGTTTGTTGCTGGTCGTCTTAATGTTCAAAAAATAGAAGAGGGTGACACTCTTTATGTTTATACACATCATGATGATTTCATGAAAGTTGATAAGATGTATGAGGATACCAAGAAGATGGGTATTGAATACATTACACTATCTCAACGTGAGCTTGATGTTATAGAAGATTCAGGAGAGACAGTGGACAATCTAGTATCTTATGATGATTTTGTAAAAGGTCATGAGAAGTTTGTTCAGATAGTTACAGCTGTACGCATCCACAGATTCTGTAATAAATATAGTGATGTGTTTGATAAGAGAAGTTATATTAAGGAAGTTAACTTAGAACTTGCAACTGATCTAAAGAATCTCACAGATTATCGAGCACTCTACCTATATCCTACTAAGTATAGTAATTTTGGAGATCTTGATGATTTGATGAAGATAGCTGAAGAGAACAACTTGTTTGATGATACATATTATCAACTACAAGAGAAGGTTCATCAACTATTAAAGACTCACTATTATTTCAATACACTTGCAAAGGTTATGAATTATTCTTATACATCTAGTGAACTTCTAGATTGTATGGCACAACTAATGACTTGTAATGGGTTAGAGGTGAATCCAAACTATGAGTATAACTATCTAAAGAAAGCGCTGAAGGACAGCGAAGAAACAGAGTAATCATGTGGGAGATTGTTTGACAGTCTCCCATATTTTTCGTATATTAATAAATAAAAACAATTAAAAACATGAGTAAATTTCTAAGTTTAGAATGGTTCAAAAACAAAGTGGACCATTCAGTAGAGAAGGTAATTGAGAAGAAACTTGATGCCTTAATGAATGAACAAGATGAAGCTGCTGGACAGCCTTATCAAAGTGCTAAGTTAGTTAACGATGTGCTAACTGTTGTAATGAACGATGGTTCTGTAATTACCAAGATGGATGCTACAGAAGATCACTATGCAGCTGTACAGCTAGCAAAGAATGTAGCAGACTTGTATTCTATTGTTAGTGACCCTAGTGTTGTTAATGAGAAAATTGAAGAAGAGAAGAAACTTGCAAGACTTAAAGCTCTTCGTGAGGGACTAGCTGTTCTAAAAGAAAGTGGTGAATTCACAGTGGATGGAGATAGTGTATACTTCAAGGGTATATCTAGATCTCTACCACAATTACTAGTTGAAGAACTTATTGATGAGGTGAGTCGTGCTAAAGAATTTGGTATCCCATTGAAAGATTCTGATGGATATCAGTCTCTTAAGCGCTTCTTTATGTGGTGTGCACTCAATCCAAGAGCTGAGGTGGCACATGAGCTATACAGATTCTTGAAAGAGAACAGTTTCCGCATCACTAAACAAGGATTCTTTGTAGCACTACGTAATGTTGTTACACTACATGGAAGCCCAGAGCTTGTACACTTCATCTCTAATACGTACAACAAGGTGAAAGCTGTTTGGAAGAAAAGTCCAGATGACTACACTGTATTCCTACAAAATGGTGAATACAAACTTGTACATAACGATAGCTTATATCGTGAAGAAACACACACTAGTACAACTTGTAAACACTGTTTTGGTGAAACTGGATGGTATGAAGATGAAGATGGGTGGGGTGATGAAGTCTGGATAGATTGTGACACTTGTGATGGATCAGGTGAAGTGGAAGAGTATGAGTATACAACAAGTGTTAAGGTGGACCATGGAGAAGAGATAGGTAAACTTACAGCTCTATATCTAGACCTACCTAACAGACATGAGAATCGCTTCACAGATGATTGGACTAAAACATTTGACATACGTGTAGGTAAGGTGGTTAACATGCCTAAGGAAAGTTGTAACTGGTCAACACAAGACTGTGCTGCAGCTGGTTTACACTTCACTTCTGACCAAATACATTATGTAGGATGTGGTGATCAGTCTGTTCTAGTTCTTATCAATCCTATGAAGGTAGTTGGTATTGGTACACACAAGGGTAGATGCTATGAGTATTTACCAATCATGACTGTACCAAGAGATGAGGCTACAGAGATTCTTCATGACAATCAGTTTGATACACTACAGCTTGATGAAGAATATGCAATCCGTGAGCTTGAAAACCTTGAAATTAAGGTGCAAGAAGGATTTGTAGCTGAGAGTTCTAAGTATGAATTCAATTTACCAAATGTTAGTAGTTCTGACATACGTAATATTGTAGGAAGCTTAGAAGATATGAAGGATGAGATACGAGATAGAGTTGTATCTTTAGATTAATTAATTGGGGGATAGCATTTATTTCGTATATTTGTTATTCCCCTTTAATTTAAACTTATATGGCAAAAAAATCAACAAGAAAACCTAGAGTGCCTAGAACTAGAAATGCTGGCACAATGACAGAATCAGCATTCTGGTCTATGATAAGAAGTGCACTTAGGCAAAAAAGTAGATGGTGGAAACCAGTTTCTAAATGTAAAGAACTTGCAAAAAGAGCATACAAAGGAAAGAACAAAAGACAGCGGTGGGAATATCAATGTAATAAATGTAAAGAATGGTTTAAGAGTGATCAGGTTAACGTTGATCACATAGAACCAGCTGGTAGTCTTAACTGTGCACAAGACCTTCCTTCATTTGTAGAAACTTTGTTTTGTGAGGTGGATAATCTACAGGTGTTGTGTAAAACATGTCATGATGAGAAAACAGATTTAGAACGAAAACTAAAACAATTCAAGAAATAATGGACAGAGAATTATTGAGGAGACTCACTCAACCAGAGCACTACGACTCTTCAACAAACATAGATGTTATAGACATATGTCACATGTATGATATATCATTCTCTCGTGGTAACATATTGAAGTATGTTATCAGAGCAGGTAAGAAGAATGATGAGTTGAAAGATTTATACAAGGCTCTAGACTATTTACAAAGGGAAATACAATTTATTAAAAACCAAACAGAATGATTCAAGGACAGACAAACACAGAAGCGAACTATAGGGCTGTCATGTTAGACAGCTCTAGTTCTTTAAAAGACTTTTCACTTGATAGAAAGAAGTATCATAGAAAGTATGTACTTAATGAACCTATTAATGAAAAGGAAACTGCAGCTGCTAATATGGGCAGACTAGTAGAAACTCTCTTATGGGAACCACACCTATTTGAAGATAAATTTATGATGTCAAGTTGTGCATCTACACCAACAGGACTTATGCTTGAGTTTGTAGAAGCATTATATCGTGTCACTAGAGATGCTACAGATGAAGATGGTAATGTATCCAGAGACTTTGAAAGCCTATCTAGAGAAGCATATGACATATCTTCTTTCAAGATAAAGTATGAGGCTGTCATTAAGAAGTTTGTAGGCAGTGATGCAGAGCTCTACTATCATGAGATTAGAAAAGTGAGAACTAATAACCTCACTGTAGTGAATAGTTTAGAAATCACTATGGCTGAAAAAATAGTTGAGACACTTAAGAGCAGCTCTGTTACATCTTCTATAGTTAACCTAGTAAACAGTAGTAGATACACTACGTATGATCAGCTACAAGTTGAAAACTATATAGTGGATGGTCATGCTTTTAAATCTATGATGGACTGGGTAGTGGTAGATCATGATGCACAAACTGTACAAGTGTATGATTTGAAGTGTACATGGAATGTAGAGAACTTCTTTGAGGAATACTATTTGTACAGAAGAGCGTACATCCAGGCGTACCTTTATAAGAAAGCTGCACAACATATAGCCAGTGATGAAGATAATGAGTTCTATCAATATGAAGTGCTCAATCCTAAATTCATTGTCTGTGATAGTGCAAACTATTATAGTCCACTAGTGTATACATTGTCTGATGAAGACATGCGTGATGCTTACCTTGGTTTTGACTACAAGGGTAGAACTTACCCTGGTGTGAAGAACCTAATCAGTGGTCTTAAATGGGCAGTGGAAAATAACTTATGGGATGTTAGTCAAGAAAACTTTGAGACTAATGGAATCGTTAACTTGCGTAATAGATAATAATGACAATAAAAAAGACAATAACCAGTATATTTATGGTGCCTTCTCTAAGGGTTCCAAAGAACGCATTGAAAGAAAATGGGTTTATAAATGGTTATGTCGAAGATGCAGAAAGAGATTTTCAGTACCCAGGTGCTGTCTATCTCTTATTTCTGCCAGAAGACATAATTAAATTTAGAGAGTTTCTTGATGAGGAGTATGAACGTACAGAACAAATCATTGAGGATTATGATTATGAAGGTGGTTTTGTCGTTGTTGTATATAAACTAGATCCTAAATGGAATAAAGACTTTAGTCTTGTAAGACAGGGTAGTTATTCCAAAACTTCTAGTAGCTTTCAGAAATTGTTTCCGAAGGTTATAAAGATAAAGAAGAATGGATTACACAGAGATGAAATATCTCTTCAATACAGAATCTTTAATAAGACAGAAGACATGGTGGAGTATTGGGAAAATAAGATAGGTATTGAATGGGATGATGATTTTGAAGTGTGGGATGGATATAACAAGGATAAAGAAATACTTCATATTAACGATATAAAAAAGAATGCTAAACTAGTAAAACAATAATTATGGATGCAGAAAAATTGATAGCTGATAATCCTCTAACAAAGGAGCAGCTAAAAGAATGGTTTCTAAACAGACTGATGGAATCTGTAGAAGACTTTGATAGGGATGATGCTTTCAAAGAATTTATGATAAAGTCAGGTATAACAGATGACCAGATAGTAACAGTGTTTAAAGAGGGTGGTAGAGCTGCCTTAGATATGTTTGATGAGAAAGAAATAGTCATCAATGTAAAACACAATTGGAAGACTAAGAAGTTTTCTTATTATATAAATGATGAGAAAGAAAGTGGCAGCTACAGCACAAGAAAAGAAGCAGAAGCTAGCGCACTATCCCAAGCTGTTAAAATGCTTGAGGAGAAGTTAACTGAGGAATTAACTCAAAACGAGGAGACAAATGACAACCCAGAAGATTAAAGAACTTGTAGAAGACTATTATAATGTAAACTTATCAGAGAAAACTAGAAGAAGACACGTAGTGCACTTTAGGTTTCTATACTATCATTTAGCATACAATCATGCATCTGATGGATATAGCTTAGATGCAATTGGTAAAACCTTAGGTGGTTTTGATCATGCTACAGTGTTGTATGGTATTAAACAGTATAAAGATTTATACGAGTTTGATAAACGTTTTAGAGAGATGGTAAACCCATTTCTTAACGAGCTAGAACAAGAAATGGAAGTTAACACTGCAGAAAATACAAGAAGCTTAAGAAGACAAGTTAAACGTATGAAGGATAAAATCATTCAAATGGAGAAACAACTTGAAGAAATCTTCTAAATTTTACAAATAATTATGAGATCAATTGGAAAAATTATATTAGATTTGCTTGCCGATAATCACATCTCAGCTGACGAAGCTGAATTACTTATCACCAAGCTTTCAGAAACAACACCAAAATCCTTAGGTTTTCAGCCCAAGCGGACTGATAATTCCTATTGGGTAAGGACAACAACTATGGACTATGAGAACTGCTAAAGAATTTAATGAAACACACGAGTTAGTGTTAGACGGAGAAGGACTGCAGATTGATGTTCCTTCAGTTGTTCAGTTTTTAAATCAAGTGTTTAATGATTTGCTAAAGATAGAGGGGTTTAGGTATACAGAGATATCAACTATTCGTGGTATACCTAGAGTGGACACAAACCTCACGGACATCCTACCATTTGTTGGTAGAATCATTCATCAAGAGTTAGAAGAAAAGATCAGCCTTATGCTCAAAGTAGAGTTTGAGGTGGAACAGAGACTCTTGTCCATAAATTTAGATAAACACGGTAAACCTATAACAACATGAACAACAACATTTTTATGCCAAGGGTAAATATTCTCCCATATGAATATCCACAACTACTAGAGTACAAAGATGCTATCAGACACTCGTATTGGATTGATACAGAGTTTAACTTCACTGAAGATATACAAGACTTCAAGGTGACACTTAGTAACCAGGAGCGTGATGTTATCAAGAAAACTATGCTTGCTATAGCACAGATAGAGGTGAATGTAAAAACCTTCTGGGGTGATTTGTACAAACGTATGCCTATTACAGAGATAGGTGATGTGGGATTCACATTTGCTGAATCAGAAGTGCGACATAAAGATGCATATGCCAGACTATTAAGAATACTAGGACTTGAAAAAGAGTTCCAGAACGTGGTTGAAGTGCCTGCCATAGAAGGTAGAATTAAGTATTTGAAGAAATACTTAGATGGTACAAGATCACGAGATGATAAAATGTATACTAAGTCTGTGCTGTTGTTTTCATTGTTTATAGAGCACGTAAGTTTGTTTAGTCAATTCTTGATTATGATGAGCTTTAATAAAGAAAAGAATGTCCTGAAGGGGATATCTAATGTTGTTGAAGCTACAAGTAAGGAAGAAGAGATTCATGGAAACTTTGGAGCAGAACTTATCAATATTATTAAGAAAGAGAATCCAGAATGGTTTGATGAAGAGTTTAACAATCTCATCTACTCAGCATGTAAGAAAGCTTACAAGGCTGAATGTGGTATATTAGATTGGATCTTTGAACAAGGAGAGCTTGACTTTCTACCTAAAGAAACAATTGAACACTTCATTATGAACCGTTTTAATAACTCTCTTAAGAGAATTGGTATGGATCCATTATTTGATGTTAACACTGAACTATTAACATCAACAAAATGGTTTGATATAGAAATCACAGCTACAAAAGAGGGAGACTTCTTTTACAAAAAGCAAGTGGATTATAATAAAAAGAGTAAGAGTATAACTGTAGACGATTTATTTTAAGATGGAATATAAAAGATATTACTGGCTTAACGAAGACAGTAGAACATTCTTGTCCAGGGGATACATAGATGAATCTCCTGAACAACGAATAAGAGATATAGCAAACATTGCTGAAAAGTATTTAGCTATAAAAGATTTTGCTTGTAAGTTTGAAGACTACATGGCAAAGGGATATTACTCACTATCTACACCTGTATGGATTAACTTTGGTAAAGCAAAGGGACTTCCTATTAGTTGTTATGGATCTAATGTAGATGATACACTAGATAGCATACTAAATGCAGGTCGTGAGATAGGAATGATGTCTAAATATGGAGGAGGTACAAGTGCTTTCTTAGGAAACATAAGACCTAGAGGATCTAACATCACCACAGGTGGTAAAGCAGATGGTCCTATACACTATGCAAGAATGTATGACACTGTTGTAGATGTGTGTAAACAATCTGCAGCTAGACGTGGTGCATGTGCTGTATACTTACCAGTGGAGCACTCTGATATAGAAGAGTTTCTAGACATTGGTACAGAAGGTAATCCTATTCAGAATCTTCAGTATGGTGTCACAGTGAGTGATGCCTGGTTGAAGAGTATGAAAGCTGGTAGCAAAGAGAAGCGTAAGATATGGGCTAAGATTATTCAAAGACGTAATGAGTTTGGATTCCCATACATTATGTTCTCTGACAACTCAAATAAGAATACACCATATCAGGAGCTTGGATATAAAATCACAGCTTCTAATTTGTGTAGTGAAATACAGCTGCCAACAGACAGCTTCAACAGTTTTGTATGTTGTTTAGGATCTATCAACTTGTTACACTGGGATGAGATAAAAGAAACAGATGCTGTGGAAACATATGTACTGTTCTTAAATGCTGTAATGAATGAGTTTATTCAGAAAGCAGAACATCTTCCTGGTATGAGAAGAGCACATAGATTTGCAAAAGATCACAGAGCTATTGGACTTGGTGTATTGGGATATCACTCATTATTCCAGTCTAAGCTTGTGGAGTTTGAGTCTTTACAAGCTAAACAACTTAACCATGAGATCTTCAGCACTATAAGAGAAAGAGCTGATAATGCATCTAAATGGTTACATGACGCTAAAGGATACACATCTATTAGAGAAGGATATGCTAACACTACACTCATGGCCATAGCACCAACTAAATCTAGTTCGTTCATACACGGTCAAGTGAGTATGGGTATTGAACCTATAAAATCTAACTATTTCATCAAAGACTTAGCTAAGAGCAAGACAGTATATAAGAATCCTTTCTTAGAAGCTGAGCTTGAGAAGTATGAGCTAAACACTGATGAAACATGGGACTCTATTCTTAAGAAGGATGGGTCCGTACAACATCTAGACTTCCCTACAAAGGAAGTTTTCAAATCATTTATAGAGATTAGTCCTAAGGAGATAGTTCTGCAGGCTGCACAAAGACAGAAGTTCATTGATCAGTCTCAAAGCTTAAACCTTATGATAGATCCTAGCGTACCAGCTAAGGATATCAATCAACTATATTTGTATGCTCACGAAGAGGGTGTTAAAACTCTCTACTATCAGTTTAGTCAGAGCTCTGCACAAGCATTTGCAAGGAACATCCTTGAGTGTGCAAGTTGTGAAGGCTAATCAACTTATGTAAAAAAATGTACAGACACTACTAAATTTAGTTTGGTGGTTTCAAATACATTTTATACATTTGATGTGTGGGGATACAAGATTTGAATTAAGTATTTCTGTTCTGTTTTTAATTGTGAAAAGGGGCCTTGGAGAAATCTGAGGCCTTTTTTTGCTTTAAAACACTATGAGATATCCACAAAATTTACTATATTTGTAAGTAACAATTAAATAATTAAGAATGGCAAAAAAACAAGAAGCAACCGTAGACAAATTCCAGGAAGCACTGGAGAAATTAAACAAACAGTATGGTAAGGGAACCGTACTAGCACTAAATAGCAAAACAGAAGGTAACTATGATGCAATCAGTACAGGATCAATTGGATTTGACTGGATTACATTAGGTGTTGGAGGTTTTGTAAAAGGTAAAATGTATGAACTTATGGGCTGGGAAGGCACAGGTAAGTCCACAATATGTGGTCATGCTGTAGCTAGCTGTCAGTCTAAAGGAGGAAAGGTAGTGTATATAGATGGCGAGCATGCTGTAGATAAAAACTATTTTGAAGCACTGGGTGTAGATACATCAGAGATGTTAATTGCTCAACCATCATCAGGTGAAGAAGGGTTTAACATTGCTGTAGAAATGATGCAAACAGGAGAAATTGATCTGTTAATTATAGACAGTGACAGTTCACTTATTCCTAAAGCTGTATTAGATGGTGATGTTGGAGATCATGCAATTGGTAAGAAGGCAAGACTTAATAGTGGTGCCTATCCAAAGATTAAGAGTATTGCACACAGCACTGATACATGTGTTATTGTAATCTCTCAATATCGTGAGAAGATTGGTGTTATGTTTGGTAACCCAACCACTACACAAGGTGGTCATGCACTTAAGTTCTACTCAGATTGTAGAATAGAAGTGAGCAGATCACTTGCAAAAGATGGACAAGATGTTTATGGTAACATCACAAAGGTGAAGGCTACCAAGAATAAAATGAGTCCTCCATATCAAAAGTCTGATTTTGAAATAGTGTATGGTGTAGGTATTGATCGAGTGGGAGAAACATTACAATTACTACATGAATTCAAACTAGGTCGTAAGTATGGTAATACATATACATTTGATGATGTTAAGTATGACTTAGAAGAATTTAAAGAAATGGTGTTAGAGGATGTTGATTTCTTTGACAAACTCAAGAACAAGATTGTAAATGCTATAAAGGGTGTCGAAGAACAACCTGAGGTTGAAAAAAAAACTGAAGCCAGCATTGAAGTGATAGACTATGACAAAGCTAAAAGCATTGAAGTGGTTGCACCAGAACAAGTTACACCTGACCTATTTGACATATGAAATGTATAGTGTGCGGAAGAAACTCAGAGACTGAGTATTGCTTCCAACACAAGCCTAGAAAAGCAATGTCTGGCAACAGGGGATTTAAAAAGCCAACACTAACTACTAAACCCACAGTTGGTGTTGGTAAATCCCAACCAAACAAAGACCACTTGTTGTTCAAACAGATATGGAACAAAAGACCACACAGGTCTGAAGTGAGTGGAACCTATCTAGGTAAAGAAGCATTGAGTGTATATTTTCATCACATACTTCCTAAAAGTAAATATCCACAGTTTAGGAATTTAGAAGAAAATATTATACTTTTGACAGCTGATGAACATGCTAATGTAGAATCTGATATCTACAGGTATGAAAAAGTAAATGAGATACGAGAGTATCTAATAGATAAATATAAACTAAACATATGAAAAACCAATTTTTCTACACACGTAAAGAGGCTATACAGGACACAGATCCTGTAGAGTACAAAGAGTACACGGACAGTATCAATCTTAATAAGGTAATTCGTAGCGTTCAGATGAATGATGACACAGTAGTTGTGTTGTTAGATGACATGCATGAGCGTACCACAGAAGTGCCTAATATTAATCCTAAGAACAACAAGGTTATTGGTACTAAAAAGAAAGTGGATGTCTACCAAACAGAAGCTTACTTATATGGAGAGGACATTGAAAGATTTAGAAACCTAACAAATATTGAAAACAATGGCTAAAAAACCATACAAAAAACTTCTTGGAAACCGCATATATGTAGAGATTCCAAAGAAAGAAGAAAGTAAATTAATCGTTGATGAGAATACTAAAGAAGCTCTTCAGCGTGAGATGTTAAAGAGAATGTCTAAGCTCACTGTATTTGATATAGGAGACTTAGTAACAAACATCAAAGTGGGAGACGTTATACTTGTAGATCCAGGTAAGTTAAAAGATGCTATGGTAATTCCTTTATCAGAAGATAAAGATGTTTTACTTGTGTCTCCCTTTGACGTAATGCACGTCTGGTAATGAGTAATCTTCCCTTTATATCGTGCAAGTGTATCACGTACGGACGAGTTGATACACTAGAAGAAGCATTGTATAGCTTTCTTATACAGGACTATCCTAAAGATAAGTGTGAATTAGTTATAGTGAATGATTATCCTGAGCAAAAGTTGATCTTTGATCATCCTCAGGTGACCATTTACAATCTAGATAGTACCTTTCCTTTAATAGGAGAGAAAGAGAACTATGCTATTGAGCGATGTAAAGGGGAGCTTATTGCTGTTTGGGACGATGATGATGTAGCTATGTCTAATCATCTTCAGAACATAGCTAAACATTGGCAGCCAGACACTAACATCATACACTGGGAAACAGGTGTGTTCTACAATGAGCCATCTATCACTTCTATAAGTGGTATAGGTAACTCAGGAATAGTGTATAGTAAAGATGTGTGGGAAAGAATAGGCAGAAGCCCACTAGAGAATGCTGGTGGAGATATGACTTTAACAAACAGAATACATGCACTAGGAGGCAAACTCAATGTAAAGATGCCAGCAGACCAAGCTTCTTGGTTTTATATGTGGGGTGGTAGAGGATATCACCAATCAGGTATGGGCACAGATGATGGAACCAGACCTAACATTATACAAAGACACTCAGCACACATAGAACAGCTTAGAAAGAAAGGTTTAATTCCTACAGGGGATATACATTTAAAACCTGCATGGAAGAAAGACTACGCACAAATGCTAAAAGATTATGTTTCCAATACACATACTTCTAGTTAACAGAAACCTTCTAGAAACTACAAGAAACACTATAGAGTTCTTACGTAAAGAAGAAAGAGTAGAGATTCATATACTTGATCAAGCGTCTACATATCCACCATTATTAGAATGGTATAAAACTATACCAGAAGACATTATCTACTGTGATAATGAAGGTCCATATTCATGTTGGCACCCAAAATACAAACATTTTAGAAAGAATTACTTTATTGTAGCAGACACAGATTGCATGTATGACAATGTTCCTGATGACTGGTTAGATGTAATGCTTGATGCACTAGATCATTCAAGAGCACCTAAGGTAGGATTCTCTCTAGAGGTAGAAGACCTACCTAACACTGAACTTGGTAGAGAAGCACACGCACATGAGAGTAAATATTGGAAAAAGAAAACACCTTATGGGTGGGATGCAGATGTAGATACTACATTTGCTCTACATAAACCAAACTCAGCCTTCTCTTATGAAGCACTTAGACTTGATAGACCATACACCATACAACATGTACCATGGTATTTAGATGTTTGCTGTATTCCTGAAGAATGGAAATACTATTTAGAACACGCATCCTCTGTATCTACATGGGGAAATAAAATTAAAACCAAAAAGAAATGAAAAAGATAAAAGCAAGATGGATGCCACTGCTTAGAGCAATGGTTAGAAACAGAAGACTATCTCCTATAGAAAGACTAGCTACAAGAGTTGGTTACATGGGTGTAGGTTTCTTAATTATGGGACAGTGGACACTTATACCAGCGTGTTTTATGGCAGGGTTTATATGTGTAATGATACAAGTGGCTGTTAGAAGACAGTGGAACCTAGTGCTACTACAACTCAATGGTTTAATAGCATGGACCATTCATTTCATAAACTCCTTATAATAAAAAAAGCTCTCAAATAAGAGAGCTTTATTTTTAAGAGGCTTCGGGTCTTTCAAGGTTTCTGGTTAAGTGCAATGAGTGACGCCTAGCTACTATAAACCTTTTTTCACTAATTAATACACTCTACTTCTTAACTACAGCTTCACTACCTCTCTTTTATTATTTACATCCGTACTTGCACTTTTTCATGCTAGTACCAGACTTAGCTTTTTTAGCTACTGTTTTACCTTTTTTAGCATATCCCATTTTGTTACGAACAGCTGTAGGTAATTTCTTAAGTCCTACTTGGTTAGGTTTAGGTTTCTTTAGACTGCTACCAGCCTTAGCTTTCTTCATTTTGGATTTAGGTGGTACCATAGAGGCAGCTTTGCCACCATAGCCCATCTTTTTAACTTTCTTACCAGCTTTGGCTTTCATAGATTTTCCATAACCAGCTTTCTTTACTTTTGTTCCTGATTTGGCTTTCTTCATAGACTTGCCATATCCTGCTTTTTTACGCATCATGATTGTATAGTTTGAGTGTTAACAT